GCGCGTACCTGTGATGATCATATGACCGGATTCGGCGGTGGCACGTCCACCACGCTCATCGTGCGGGCCATCCAAACGAAACAGGTGCTGGCCACCGCGCCTTGGTCGAGCCTGACCTATGAGTCGCGGATCAACGCGGCCGGACCGCTCTCGGCCACGATCCCGGTGTTCGATGGCGGGCTGGTCGACGTCATGTTGCCGGGCCGGGTGATGATCGGCGTGCTGCGCGGGTCCATCCCGATGTGGTCGGGCATCCTGTGGAAACGGGCCATGAACCCGGACGGGCTCATGGAGATCAGTTGCGACGAGATCATGTCCTACTGGGACCGGCGCCGGATCCGGCAGACCATGATCTTTACCCAGATCGATCAGGCCTCGATCCTGTCCACGCTGATCGACCTGCCGCAGCGCGATGCCTACGGGGCGTTGGGCGTGACCACCATCGGCAACGTGATCACCGGCAAGCGCCGGGACCGCACCTACTACGGGGCCGACCGCAAGTCCTACGGCGAGATGATCCGCAACCTGTGCGGGGCCATCGACGGGCCGGACATCAAGTCGAGCCCCATCTACGCCAACGGGATCTGGTCGGACCGGTTCGAGGTCGGCTACCCGCGGCTGGGCCGCAGCCTGGCGCAGAGCCACCTGACGTTCATCGTCGGCGTCAACTGCGAGATTGTGGAGTGGGAGGAAGACGGCGCGTCCTCAACCACGTTCATCGACTGCACATCGACCAACACCGCCGATGCGTCCAACCCGCTGTTTGCCTCCTATGAGGCGCGGTTCATGTACGGCGCCGGGTGGGTGCGCCTGGAAGACGCGCTCAGCTTCACCGACGTGTCCGTGCAATCCACGCTCGATGAGAAGGCCAAGGCCGAGCAGGCCGCGCGGTCCGGCATCATCCTCTCCGTCAAGATCAGGCTGCCGGACGCGGACGAGGATCCGATCATGGGCAGCTACGGGGTAGGGGATGACTGCCGGTTGATCGTGCCCCCGGGGCCCGCGTTCGTGGACGGCTACGACATTCAAGTGCGCATCGCCGCGGTCTCGGTGCAAGCCGGACAGATGGACACCGTCACGATCACGATGGCGCCTGCGTTGCTGGACGGCACCACGATCATTCCGGTGCCTTAGGAGGCCACCCCATGACCCGCGTCGCCCGATCGATCGAACTCTCGGAATGGCTGACACGCACCGAAGAGCGACTGTCCACGGCCGAGCGCCGGTTGGCTGCCGCCGCACGTCCCGCGCAGGGCACAACCGCGGTGATCACCGGGCCGAACCTGTTGCCTAACCCGGGCTATGAGGGCAAGCGTCTGGACGGGTGGGTCCAGCCGCAACAGGGTCTGTTGGTGGGCGGCCCGGAAGCGCTGGCCGGTGACTGGTCGTTCCGCATGAGCCACGTGGCCTCCACTCCCGTGGTCACGCGGGAAAAACGATCTTTCGATATCACTCCCTACGCCTGGCGCAACTACACCGGGGCCAACGCGTTTAAACCGGCCACCGGCAGCGATGGTGTGGATCATGCCTGGCAAGGCCAGTTCGACGCGGTCGACGGCAACACCCGTTCGTACCTGTGGTACGACCCGGCCGGATTCGCCGATGCGGTCGGCACCATCGCCGGTGACTGGGAATCGTTCGACCTGTTGATCTTCTGGGAGCATTGGTTTTGGTCCGAGGGCGGCATCGCGGTGATGGGCGCGCACACCGTGAACACCCCGCCCGCCATCGGCGCGGTGGGCCCCACCACCAACTCGTTCCCCAACTTGATCCAATACTCGTGGCCGGGCCGCTACATCATGGGCTCGGCGTCGCTGATCGCCGTGGGCGGGATAGCCGACCGGATCCGCGACGGCACGTTCCGCGGCATCGAGCTGGGCCCCGGGCCGACCACGAATAACACCTACTACGGCTACGCCCGGCCCTACGATGCCCGGCTGCGCGCCACGTTCTGGAAGACGACCAGCATCTCCATCACCGGCCTGTCGTCGGAGGTGCGCTCGCTCGGGATGGGCGTGTCGGGTAACAACGTCAAGTGGAACGCACAGACCGTGGTCAAATCCACCGTCCCGGCGGCGGCCAAGCTGGGCGTGTGGTGGCGCAACGCGGGCGGCACCATCACCGATGTGGACGTGGCCACGGTCAACCTGGGCGCCAACGCCACCACCCCGATGGCGGGCACCACCGCAGCCGCGTTCTCCGACGTCGCCGTGGATCTCGGGGTCTATCTCAAGGTCACCGGTAGCCCCCCGTCGGACGGGTCGGGGACCACGATCCCTTGGAACTACACGGTCGATGACTGGGTCTGCCGTCAGCAAATCGCAGGCTAGGAGAGATCATGACGCTGAAAGCGCTGTACCTGCAAAGCGGGGCCTACAACGCGCTCGATGATCGGATGCTGGCCGGGATGCTGCTCGACGTCGCGTCCGACCCACTGTCCGGGGTGGGTCGCATCGTCACCGGGCTACTCACATCGGCCCAAGGCACCCCCAACATGACGGTGTCGGTCTCCCCGGGCCGGGCCATCGTGCCCACCCCGGCGTCGGACGGCGGCGGCTATGCGGTGATGAACGATGCCTCGCTGAACGTCACCGTGACCCCGGTGTCGACGCTGCCCCGAGTCGATCTGATCTTGATGGCGGTCGACGATGCCGACTACTCCGGATCGATCTACGGGCCCAAGATCTACTGTCTGGCGGGCACCCCGGCCGCATCCCCGGTCGCCCCGGCCCAACCGGCGGGCACGCTGCTCCTGGCCACGCTCAACCTGTTGGCCAACGCCACCTCGGTGGTCAACTCCGCGATCACCCGCAACCTGTGGAGCGTGAGCGAGGCCGAGTATTACGCGAGCACCATCCAATCCCTGGCGCCGGGCGGGGACCGGCCGCTCATGTTCCCGGTAGTGGGGTCGGCTACCCCGCTGGTCACCAAGGGCATCGCGACCGGCGGCGCGACCGCCGACGCCAGGTTCACGATCAACCGCGACGGCGTGTGGACGGTCGAAGCGGGCTACCGGCTCAACGGTATGACGGACGGTACGTCGTCGGGCATCTGGCTGGGCCTGGACGGCACTGCGGCATTCCGGTTCTGTGGCTCCTTCACCACCAACGCCGTGGTGGCCAACGCGGCCAACCCCGGTGGGACCGGTGCCACTCAGGAATGGAGCATCTCGTGCACCCGGCGGTTCGGCACGGGGACCTCGTTCAATGTCTACGGCTGGCACAACGCGGCGGTGTCCAAAAACTCCGAACCACTGGGCCAGACCAACCATATCCGGCTTGTCTGGCTACGGCCCTAAGGAGATCAACGTGGCGGCAGAGGAGTTCTACTCGGGGCAGCCGGTGGGCGGTAGCGGACCCTGGGTCGAGTGGGACGGCAGCAATGAAGGCGATGTGGTCGAGTGGCTGAACACGTCGCGTCCGGAGTGGAATAACGGCACCTTCACCTACGCCATCGAGGATGATCAACTGGTGTTGACCAGCGATCGGCTGGGGGCTCAACCGCCGGTAGCTGCCCACGCGTGGATTCAGCTCACCATGTACGGCCTGTACACGATCGCTCCGGAACAGCAAGGCCCGATGTGGAAGACCAATGATCCACTCGGTCGTCCGACGGAGATCGAATACCTGCTCGCGCCGGAAGTGGGACAACAGCCCAGCGAGTAACCCCCCTACTCTGCGTGTAAACGACGGGAGGCACCCATGCCGATGTGGAGTGATCTTGACCGGGCCCTGGAAGGTTCCGGGCTGGTCGTCAAGATCGGATACAGCAACTGGAAGGGGTACGGGCACGGCACCCCCGGATCTGTCGAGGGCGTGGCCTGTCACCACACGGCCGGACCGAAGACCGGCGACACGCCGAGCCTGAGCACCTGCGTCTATGGGCGCAGCGACCTACCCGGGCCGCTGTGCAACCTGTACCTGTCGCGCTCCGGTGAGGTCTACCTGGTCGCCGCGGGCATCGCCTACCACGCAGGCAACACCCGCCAAGGCTGGCAGGACAATAACTCGGCGATCGGCATCGAAGCCGAAGCCACCGGCGTGGACCCGTGGCCCACCAATCAGTACAACGCCTACGCCAAGCTGTGCGCCGCACTGCGGAACTACTACCGGCTGCCGCTCGATCATGTGGTGGGGCACAAAGAGATCTGCGACCCGCCCGGCCGCAAGATCGACCCGAACTTCGATATGAACGCGTTCCGGACCGCGGTGGCCGAAGGCGGCGGCCCGGTCGCACCCGCCGCAGCGCTCGACTTCCCAGATGATGAGGAGAACCGCATGCTGTTCCTGTTCACCACCGTGATGACCAACCCGGGCAAGCCGGGCGTGCCTGCCGTGCCCGCGGTGCCCCCGGACCCGGGTGACCCGGAAGCCGACCCGCCGATCCCCCCCACCGAAGGCACCTCCGGATCCCCGGCCGTCCCGGCCGTGCCACCCAGCTACCGCTACGACCTGCGCGGACAACGCACCTGCGAGGCGGGCGGCGGCAGCAACATCGCGCAGTCAGCGTGGGTGTCCGTGTCGACGGCGTGGGGCGGGGTCAACGTCTCGATTGCCGCGCTGAACGGCAAGGGCGGTGTGACATGGCTGTTCGGCTCGGCAGGCAAGCCGTTGCGCATCGACAACAACAAACAGATCCCGTTCTCACTCCCGGCCGGGTCCCGCGCGGTCACCGTCGAGGGCACCCGCGACAACGAGGGGACCGTGATTGCCGCCGACGTCTACAACCTGCGCTAGACCGTTCGGCGCGCGGTAGTGGCACCTCGGCATCCCGCGGCGGTCTCGCTGGCCATCGCGTCGTTAGCGTCGTTCATCATGGGCGCATTAACGGTGATCACGCAGTGGGCGCAGGTGCCGATCCATCCGGCGTTTTTCCTTGTCGGCGGTGCCGCGCTCTGTGCCGCGCTGTTCGAGACGGTGCGCCTGATGACCCGTCCGGGCCGCTACCAGGTGACCCGGACGGAGTTTCAGGCCCGCTCGCGCGCACGGGGGTGGTCAGGGGATCGGTCCGCGGATCGAGCAGCCAGGACAGATCAGGCGGCATTCCTGGCGAGCCCAGCTCCGCCGGTGAGACGTGTGTCTGACTATGGACCCGCGCAACCTGCCCCCCGACCCCACCACTCCCATGCCCGCCGTGACCCCCGGCGCGAAGCATGGGAACGGCGGAACCGCCCGGCCCCGACTCGGGAGCGTTTACACGATCTGTCTCACGGTGCTGATCCTCGTCGCGCTCGGCGCGCTCGGCAGCGGTGACTTGCCCGACGCGGCCCGGGTACTGGCCCTGGTCGTCGGCGCCGGTAGCGCCGGGATCCTGCTCGGACACACCGTCCGTGTCGAGGTCAACGGGCGCGAGGTCGCCGGACACGGTCAGGCAGTCAAGCGGGTCTCGGCGCAGGAGTTCCCACATAAAGACGATCAACGACGCCAGGAATAGGCCGACCAGGCCCATGCCGAGCAGGCCACCGGCGGACGCTCCGGTGAGCGCGGCCAGCGCGCCGATCACCAGGGCCACCACCATGATCGCCGCGCACATGATCAGTAGGGCCAGGTAGGAGAACGCCTGGGCCAGCCGCTGGCGGCGCCTCGGACCCGGCTCCGCGTTTACACGCTCAGCACGATGGCGGCCCATGCTCTGCTATCGAGCGCGGGCCGCCATCGTGTGTCCCCCCACCCCGGGCGGGGTGGTCCAGCGGTCAAGCGGCCGTGACGAACGGACTCTGCTCGGCCATCGACCAGCACTGCGCTTCGGTCTCGCCGGTCAAGATCTTCTTGGCTTCCTTCGCGGGCAGGCGGCCCGGGTAGCCGTCGGGCTTGCCGTAGACCCGATACTCAAGATTCATCACGGCGAACGTGTACCGGTCATCGCGGATCATGTCGCAGCGGTCGCAGTGGAACTGTTGAGACCACAACCGGACCCCACCGGCGACCAGGGCCAGCCACCCCAGGTCATCCCAGCGGTGCCCGTAGGCCCGGCATTTGATCATCTTGAGCGTGCGGCGCTGGCGGGCGGTGAGGCGGCTGGGCTTGGCCATAGGTCAGCTCACCTTCGCAAACACGCAGTCGCCTTGGATCTCGAACGCGGCGTCGGTCGGTTTGACCGTGACCACGGCCGGGCCCAGCGTGTTGACGTTCGCGATGATCGAATCGAGCTGGCCGCCGCTGTCGCGCAGCCGCGCGTAATAGCAGTAGCCGTGGATGCCCGGCCCCGGACCTGTCGAGGTGTACTTGCCGGGGGACATCTGGCCGGACCCGTTGCCCACCTCATAGATCCCCGCGCCGAAGCTGTTGGCCGGACGGGGCACAGCCACCGCGGGCGGCGGCAGCGTGGGGATCGGGGCCAGGGCCGTGGGCGCAGGCGGCGCGACGATCACCGGGGCAGGCGGGGGCGAGCCGAACAGCACGATCAACATGGCCAGCGCGAAGACCGCGGCCAGTGGCGCGGCAATGAAGATTGCGAGGCGCTTGGCGATGCGGCGTTGCCGGGCCATCGGGTCAACCTGCGGCGGTTCGTAGACGTCGCGTTTAAACGCCGAGTCGGTCTGTTCGTTGCGGGGCGGGAGCGAAAAGCTCACTGGTAGATCCTCTCTGAACTGATCTTGAGTTGGGCTCGTGTGGTCGGAAGGTGGGGACCCGGCGCGGAATGTAGGCGCACTCACGCCGGGCCCCCGGGCGTGGGGTGGTGGCTCACCCCTGGGCGGTGGGCCGTTGCCTAGAACGGCGGCTCCCCGTGCACGATGTCACGGAACACCGTGCCGATCGGCTCATAGGTGGGATCGTACTCAACCCACTCGGTGGGGTAACACTCGGGGTCCTGCTCTGTGTGCATGCCCTAATAGTACCGGGTACTGTGAGTATACGGTGGTCCGGTAGGGGTGTTCCCCACCACACCGCACCTCGTTTAAACGGGCCCACCGTCCCTGCCCCTGTCGAGGTCGGTCAGCACGCGGCGGCGAACCGGGTCACACAGCACAGCAACGGCGGCGGCACATCACCGCTCGTGCTCGATGGCCTTACCGGGCGGGGCGGTGCGCCAATCCGGCCACCGACGACTGCGGTTCATGTCCTGTTTCACGGCCAGCGCGGCGGCAGGATCTTCCGGCGCGATGCCCTGGCGCCAGGCGCCATCGATCGCCAGGATGATCAGATCGGCCCACTCGAAAGGATCTTGAGGACTCTCCGAGACCTCGATCATTTCCTTGGCCAGATGATCGAGGACACCTTCCAGCCGCGGACCCGGCCCGAAGGCCTCGCGCGAAAACTCGATCTGCCGCTCGATGTAGCTCACTAGATCAAACATGGCAGAACCCCCGACCGACTGACTCGGGAGTGGTCGAGGGCCCCGCGACGGCCGAAGGGGTACCCCGCGGGGGCGAGGTCTCGGCCGTGTACGTGCGTGCCAACGGGTACGCGATATGCACGCTACCGGTCCCCCTGCCCCGTTGTGGACCCTTCACCCAAATCCTGGGCGTCGAGATCCGGCACCTGCGTAGCCTGATCCGACTCGAACTGCGCGTCATAGATCAGGTACGGCTGCGTGTCGTTCGGTTCGCCGATCTTGCGCACGATCAGCCGGTAGCGGTCGGCAAGATCAACGACCTGGACGCGCCACCGCTCTTCGGCGGGGTCGTCCGGATCGAGCATCGCCAACCCCTGCTCGTGGCGCTGCGGGCGGTTGCTCTGCTCGGCTGCCTCGCGCTCGCTGCGCGTGCGGTGCGCGGATGGGCGATCGGCCACCGCGGCACGGGCCTGGGCGCGCTCGGCCTGGCGGCGTTCGGTGAAGGTGAGCCAGCGCTGCCAGTGCTCGGCATCGGCGTAACGGTCGGCGTTTACACGCTCAGCGTCGAGGCGCTGCGCCACGTCCATCGGCGCCATCGTGGGCCAGGCGTCCATGCCTTCCGGCAAGGCGTCCTCGCGTCCGCCGTGCTCGGCGATGAACCACGGATCGGGCACCCGCCGGTTATTGGCGTAGGCGTTGCGCAGCCGTTCCCGGTAGCGGGTGTCGCCACCGGGCGCCCAACGTCGAGAGGTCATCCGGCCGTCACCGGAGAAGCAGAACCGGCGTACCGGGACCCCGCGAGCAGGCGGCGGGAGTGGCGGTTCCACGTCGGCGTTTCGATCATCAGTCATGGTCATGATCACTCCATTTTGTCGGTGCGCCGTGGTCAACTGTCGATCATGTCGGCGATCTCGGCGTCCCCCTTGCGTGGATCATCGAACACGTGCACCCGCAGCCAAGCGGAGAACACGGCCGGTCCACGGGCGTGGGCGCGCAACGCACGCAGCGCGTCGAGATTCCACATCACCACGATGCGGTACAGCAGTTCGGTAGACGGCAGGCGTCCACCCGTGCGGAGCTTGCTGGCCGTGGCCGTAGAGACCTTGGTCCGCTCCGCAAACTCACTGTTAGTAGTACGGGATGTCATATCCGCACCCGCCGGGGTAGTCATGCTGTTGAGAGTACCGACCAGACTAGGTACTGGGCAAGGCAGGACGGGAGAGGTTAGACTCGCTGTACTACCGACCCGGTTAGGGATGAGAGGGGCTGATCGTGGGTAGAACGAAAACCCTGCTCGAACGGGCCGAACAGGTAACCGGGCTCAAGCAAGACGAGCACGGCGTGTGGCGCGACCAGTGGGACCGTCCGGCCCTGTGGCGCAAGGACGGCAAGGGCCGGGCCCCGTACCTACGGGCATCCGGGGTGGGTGAAGAGATCGACAAGAAAGATCTTCTGGTCGCCTGGGGCGAGCGCAAGGTGGCCGAAGGGGTCGGGCTGAACGAGCATCTACAGGTAGCCGTGCAAACGTCGTGGCGCAACCGGGCCAAGATGAACGACATTTGCGCCGAAGCCAAGATGCTGGCCAAGGCCCACGAGCGAGCGACCAAGGGCACCGCGGAACACCACTTCTTTGATGATCTCGATCTGGGTCGGGAGACCGACCGGCCGCGCCACCTGGACGGCGACGCCGAGGCCTACCAGTCGCTGACCGGCCCACGCCTGGAACATCTGCACGTCGAGCAGTTCATCGCCTGCGATGCCTGGCTGGGCTCGCTGCCGGTGTTCATCGCCGGGCGCCCGGACCGGGCGTCGCGGCTGTTGGTCAACATCCCGTTCCCGCGCAAGCTGTGGCCGGTGGCCGGTATGGAGTACATGCCCGCCGGTGAGTGCGTGATCGTCGATAACAAGACGGGCGCCACGGTCGACTTCGCACAGCTTTCGTGGGGCCTGCAACTCGGCGCCTACGCCAACGGCGACCCATACGACCTGGAACATGATCAGCGGTTCGAGTGGATCCAACGGCCACGTACGGATTGGGCACTGGTCGTGCACACCCCCTACGGCGAGGGCGAGTCCCGCTTGCATTGGATCAACATCGGCAAGGCGTGGACCTACCTGGCTATCGCCATCGCCCGACGTAACGCGCAGGCCGAGAAAGATCAACTGATGGCGCCGGTTCCCAAGGCGCACGTGATCCGCAACGACCGACGGATGAATTGGTGATCATGATGACCCCCGCTCGGCCGGTCCTCTGGACCGCATGCCATGACTGCGGCAACCCGGCAGTCGTATTCGATCATGACGAACTGGCCTACCTGATGGCCATTCACAACGGAGTGGTCCACCTGGCCTGCCCCGATGAAAGCACCCTAGAGAGGATCTTGACCCATGCCACCCCGCACACGGACCCCGTCCGAAACTGCGCCCTCATCGGACGTCCCCGCCAACTCGTCTTCTACAGCGCCAACACCGCCCGCACCCAACGTCCCCCGCGTGCCTGACCGGATCGTCTCCCCGGACGCGCAGCGCGGCCCCACCGTGCAACAGCTCATGATCGAGGTCATGCGGCGGGTCACGTTCGTGGGCAAGGAGCAGCGCAACACCGAACAGCGGTTCGACTTCCGCGGCATCGACGACGTGATCAACGCACTGGGCCCGGCCATGCGTGAGGTAGGGATCTTGTGCCTGCCCACGGTGGAATGGTCGGACCGGGCGAGCACCAAGACGACCCGCGGTAAGGACACCCGCGAGACCCTGGTCCGCACCCGGTACACGTTCTACGGTCCGCGCGGCGACTCGGTCAGCGCGGTGACCGAGGGCGAGAGCCTGGACAGTGGCGACAAGGGCACGGCCAAGGCGCAGACGGTGGCCTGGCGGGTGGCCATGATCCAAGCGTTCGCGCTGCCCACCGATGAGCCGGACCCGGATTCGTACGCCTATGAGCGGGGCGATGACCGGCGTGACGATCGGCGCAACGGCCGGGATGAGCGGCGGCCGGATCGTTCGGTCGGTCCCGATGA